GTCGTACGATACAATCAAGAGCTACCGCAAGCGAATTCTTGAGAAACTAGGTGTTGATAACATCGCACAGGCCATCAACTACGCCACGGCCAACCGCCTCATCGACTGAATATTAATGAGAGTTTACTTCAATTAAAGAAGGGAACGCAACAGCGTCCCCTTCCAATCATATACACTGGCACCATCAACGGAGGGATTTGAACATGCGGTTGATGCACTTCTGCTTCTGTTCCAGGTTGGGATGGACATAGAGATCGAGCGTCGTGCCGATGTTGGCGTGGCCCAATATGACGCTCACGGTCTTGTAGTCGCAGTGGCCCGCACTAACTTTGCATCGGAAAAAATTGTACATGAGCGACAGGCGGCAAGGGCAATGATGACATTTTGTTTCATCAATGCGGCTTCATGGTATCATTCCTCTCCAGTCAAGCAGAGGGCCGTGCATAAAGACAGCAAAGGAGGGATCGCCCATCACGGGCGTTTCTCTCCTTACCGATGAAAAGGCCCCGGAACGCTCTGCGTTTCCGAGGCTAAATATTATAAGCGGAAGCTTGGTGGTGTATGTGATGGAACCGGATTCAGGATTTTTTCCTGTCTCTTTGCTTCTGCGAGGAAAACCTCATCGATGTCATCGGTAATTTCTTCCTGCTTTGAATAGAGTTGGTCATGCCTGATACAGGTTTTGATCATGAAAAAATGTTCACACAGTTGTTCCCCAAAGAAGATGACATGATTGTTCCCGCCTATCAAGTTGCCGGGGTTCTTGGCTGTTGGGAACGGTACCAACATGAACCCGTCGCTTCGGGCAAACAAATGGACTATGTTATCTATCCTGGAATGTCCCATTAAACCGAAGCGCTCCTCATAGCGGCGGAAGAAATGTGACGTAAAGAAGAGGAATTCAAGTTTGTTTTCTGAAGATTCGATATCCGTGATAACATTCATGCCATGAGAGTTGACATAGGTAATGAAGGGAATCTGTATGATACGTCTGAGGATCTTAAAGGATTTGTAGTTCAAAATGAACGGTATCGAATAGAATGTGTTCGTTGTGCTGATTTTGTACTTGACAAGGTCGCCCTTAACATTACGGCTCGTTTTATGCTTCAGCATATAGCGTTTTAGCTTGTTGAACTCGGGTTGGCCCGGGCTGAAGCGATCTTTCACTCGTTTGGAGTATGTCTCAATGATGCGGTTGCTCTCTCGGGCCATCTCCTCGTAGGACATTGTTTCTACTATCATAATAATCGATGAATTGGTTGAACATTTGTTTTTGGCAAAAGTAGTCTGGCCAATTCATCGGGTAAAAGACGGGAAAAGCGGGCCATCGCGGACCCGCTCTTCTGCTATGAATACAGTAAAAAACTGGTGTCAATTATTTGGCTAGTGCCATAAGTCAATACTTTTGCCGATCTGTACACCGTACTTTTCATCTGCAAAGGTTTCTTTGATGGCATCAAGGGCGGCTTGAGGCACTTCTCTGGTATGTTTCACATAGACGCAGAACATCATCTGGTCGCTCGGATATGATTCGTCCACAACGATGGAAACAACGGTGCCAGCCAGGTCTGGAATGGTCTTATTTCCTTTCTTAGGCGGAATGAGCAGTCTTCCCGTTCCGCCGCCAGCGACATTGAGGGAGAACTTCTCAATGATGGGTTCCAGTTTTTCCAGGATAGTGGCTGCGGTTTCCTCTTCGCCTTGAGTTTTGAGGATGATGACGTTGCCATAGTGTTTGAATTCACCTACATGGCGTTTCTTTCGGATTCTCTTTTTCATGATGTGATAATTATATCGAAAAATATTATCGTTCGAATTGTTCTTGAAGTTCTGAATAGAAGTCGATGAGAGAGCGGCGCAGATTAATGTCATCGACGAGAATGTCACCGCTTTTGATTTGCATGATGCACTCCGAAAGGTAATCGGGCGGTGATGTCTTGAACGAGGCGAGCCATTGGTGCTGTACCCTGCTTTGCGGGAAGTCACCATAGCCCAACATTTCCCAAACGAAATAGATGGGTGTTTTCAGCGCCTCCAGATTGGCGGCATGGGATTGCAAGGATGACTTCGGAGGACCAATGATCCTCAGTAACTTCTCTTGCTCCTCGCAAATCTTGACGATAAGAGACTTGAGTAGCTCTCTTTTTGGCGTTTCCTCCATCGTTAGATCATGTTATAATGGACGAAACGACTGGTTGATGGCTTCATCAATAACTCTTTGAGTTTCTCTCGGTCTTCTATCATCAGTTTAATGCCATCGTCAAGGATATTTGTTGCTTCGACCTGGTTTGAATAGAGCATATCGCGTGTGATACAAGTTCTCGCAAATGTAATGTTCGGTGCAATTCTTTCTCCGAACAAAACGGCTTCATCAGCAATCCCAATCAAATTATTTGGATTGTCCGGGATTGGAAATGCAGTCATCACAAAGTTTGTGTTATTTGAGAAGAACTGGCACATCGCTTCTGACTTTGACACGTTTTCATCAAGGAAACGTTCAATAAAGCGATCAAAGAAATGAGGCGTGGCAAAGAGATACTCATCATCATTGTATCCCACTCTCATTACTGCCATCAATCCATAGCGATCGTTGTACGTTAGGAATGTGAGAGCCGATGGCCCATTCTTCATGAAGAACTTGTAATCTGGAATCTTTGGGATGGCATAATAGGTCGTATTAGAATCGACTTTAAAAGTGATTGGCTTGAAAAGAACGTCGGTTGCAGCTTTATGCTTCAGCATATAGCGACGCATCTGGCTTATACCACGACTTTCAGGTCTAAGTCGATCCTTGAGGAGCTCAAAGTATTTGTCGTGGATCTTGTCAAATTCACGGCAAATATCCTCATATGTCATCGAATCTACAATCACTTATTCTTCTTCAATTGGATAGGTTTCATCATTTATTCTTGCCGTTATTACGCTACTAAGTCATCTTGGTTCTCGGCCCACTGTTCACATTGCTTCAGAACTACTTTCATCGCGTCTTCGGCTTCCTCTGGTGGGTACTTATACTTTTTCAGCAATCGTTTAACAAGGCGGCGCATATTGGCTCGTTCTGCCTCTCTGCGGTTCCAGTCAATGGTACGGTTCTTTCTGAGCATGTCAGTTAAATCCTTGGTCAGGGCAACCAACTGGTCATTAGAATAGAAGTCCTTTACAGCCTGTGGACGTGTCAAGGCATCATAGAAGGCTTTCTCCTCATGTGATAACCCAAGGTCATTACCCTGTTGCTCTGCCTCCATCATCTCCTGAGCCAGTTTCAGCAACTCTTGGATAACTTCTTCATTAGTCAGCAAGCCATTGACGTAGCGGTTAAGTGTTTCACTAAACCTGTTGCTAAACAGTTCTCCAGTGACAATGTTTGAACGAATCATTGTTCTAAGGCTTCTTCTACTGATACATACTTTTGGTTGCTCATTATTCCTAAAGTGTATAAAAAGGCATGAACCGAGTACACCATAATCGCGGTACTTTGGAGAAACCGAGTTGACGATGCAGCAGCGGTTCACGCCTATGCGACGAGAACCACTATGCATCCCTGTCAACTATTCAAAAAGTCTCCAAAGTTTTCGATTATTACAGGTGCATAATGTTCTTTTGCTCCACGATGTTTTGTCTAACCATTCGGTTCGACGTGGCAAATTTACAAATTATTGATTAATAATTGAAAATTTGACCAGAAAAGTTACAGCTGCTTCCGGAGGTTGAACTTGAAGAAAGGCCTAACTTCTGACTTCTTGGTAAGGATAGAGTAATATCGTTTCGGATAACCATCCTCGTCCAATGCCAGATAAAAGTCGTTATCACGTTCAAAAGCAAAAGTCTTGTATCTGTGATTATTACACAAGTTCAGCTTTTTAAGACTCTTACCAGAATCAGAGTTAAACAAGACTTCATGGAAGGCATTTACCATTGGAGCGTTGAAAGAATAACCCTCCTTGGCATCTTCAAAGAGCTGAGCATTCACATGAACAAGAATACTGTCTTCAAACCGCACCGGGTAGGGCATTAGCATTTTGCAATGGCCAGGAAGGTGATTCTCATCATTGATAGAGGTTCTTACGGGCTTTGTAAACGTTCTTGCTCCTGTTATCAGATTGAGTGTTTCCCGTTTTCCGCCATAAGCCCACATACTGTCCGGCTCCATGAAAAGAGGATGGGCCTTGACAAAACCTACTACGCAATCAAAAGGCATATCCTGAAAGAGCGGGACTGCGCCCATTAATTGGGCGGCGCTCAATTCCTGGAGCCATTCGAGCGGAAGGCTTTTGCGGTTGTCGTACTTCTGCCAAGGAGCAGCTTGGATTAACACGAGGCACGATTCCGTGCCTAAGTCGACACCTAGATCGAAGATGTCGATAATCCCTGCACAAATCATGCTTGCCCAGGGTTGTGGAATAATGATCTTTCTCATGATCACATTTTTTTGATTGGTTTAACGTAAGCCCTGCCCTTGTTGGCAGGCGCTAACCCATCAAAAACATGCAAAATAAAATACGGATAGTGCCAAATTAAGGTGACGGTTCCCTAATTTTTGTTAAGAAATTCGGAATTTTTCATGGCGTGATTGTGAAACTATTAAAAAAGGGAATGCAAAAACTATGCCATTTCATAGTACTCCGCTTGAGTTATATCCAAACGTATCACGGTACGGAAACTTTTCGCAGCCGATGTAGAGGGTGTCGAAAGCGTCCGTGCCGTCTGTGCGGTGCTGCAGCAGGTCTTCCTCGGTCTCGGCGAGTTTCTCACCGCCCTTATCCTTGCGGAATCCGTTGCGGCCACGAACAACACCTGCAGTCTGGATGGCGAGAATCAGGTCATCATTGTTTTGTCGGTTAAACATCGGCATGAGCCGTTGTTTACCGGCAAAGCCCTGGTTGATGAGCAGATACTTCTCATCATGCCGCATTGGGTTTCCAAGGTTGATGTCCTCAACTTGCCAGCCGTGCCGTTCAAACTCATGGCATACCACCCAGTGAAAGTCTTGCTCGTTGACGGCATAGTTGCCGCCAAGGGCGGTACTGTCGTAGTAATAGACCACGATCTTACATTCATGATGGACGTAGTAGCGGCAGAAGTCGTCAATCAGAGCAGGTATCTTGCGCTCGAACTTCGTGTAGAAGCTTTTGATGACGTTCAAACGGCGCCCGCTAGGCTGGCCCGCCACTATCCAGTTGATATTGGCGTTGTAGTCCATGCCGATGCAGATGGGCGCAAAAGGATTCAGATCCTTATCCGCACGGCTGTCGAGTTGTGCCTCGTTGAACTCGTAACCAAGGCTGTCGAGATAATCGAAGTCACTAGCGTTATACTTGTGACCCTCACGCATAGACGAATAGAATCCGTCTTTGGCAATGCCTATGCGTTGACAAAGAATCGAGGTCTGGAACGTCTTAGGTGTGAGGTCACGCTTCATCTGTTTGATGTAAGACTCACCGAGCAGCTGGAGGTTCTCGATGGAGGAGTACTCCTTATAGTACACGGCCACGGACCTCATCTTGTTAAGGTTCGTGTCCAGGCGGCGCAGATAAGTTTTGAGGTAGCGAGGCACCTTGATACCCCGTTCCCTCAATGAAAGGATGCGCTGCTTCAGATGCCATATCTCATAGACAGTGCCCTTGATCGTCTCGATAAGGTCATTGTCCATCTTGTCCTGATAGTGCAGGAACCAGGATCCTTTCTGGGTCTGCGGCATATCACTGAGGATCATCACCGAGTGGTTAAATGAATGATGACCGAAGTAGGACTTGATGCCACCGTTAGCAGGAAATGTCTCGTCCTTGAGTCGCTCGTAATCGATGAACTTAGCCTCATCGATCAGGAGCCACGAAAGGGTCAACGAGTTACTGCTGCCGGGACGGTCCTGGGAGATGATGATGGCGCAGGAGCCGTTGTAAAAAGTGATGACGTGTTCATACTCGGCTGGCTCAATGATGGGCCTGCCGAAGGACTTGGGAGGCTTGCGTCCGATGACATAGTGAATACCGTTGATGAAGCCCCACCGTTTCCATGCCGCCAACAGCCCCGGGATGGTATTTGTCAGACCATGCTTGTAGGTCGGCACCACAATACCGCCAGTGCTGCCAGGCATACGCTGCATGTTGCGCAGCACAAATGGCGAGGCGATCGAATCCGTCTTGCCGGTTCGTCGCCCCGCCACGATGACGGTGGTATGGGCACCTATCAACTGGGTAAGGCGTTGTGGCGCGTTAAAGTATATTTGTTTCTTCGGTGATTCGGCCACGGATGTTATACGGGTTGGAGGATGGGAAAAGTGTGGACTCCTCGATGTCCGCATCTTCATACTCGATATCCTCAATGTCAATGTTCTCTGCCTGGTATTTCTTCAGAAGCGCATGAATACGCTCATTGATGTGCGGGATGGGTTTGATACCGAGTACTGTCGGGTCATCGGTAGCGGTGAAAGGCTGCACCACAATGAGATCGTATGGAACAGCTTGCTCGTCCTCCAAGTCAACGCGGTTGTACTTGGCATAGGAAGATGCAGCCTTTTCCATCGTCTTCGTGTCTTTGCGCTTTTTCGCCATCTGGTAGGTTTCCAGGATCATCTCATTGAAGCGATAGCGATGGAAGTCACGGCTTGCTTGTGAAAGATGCGGCAACAGTGCCTTGATGATGGCAAGGTCGCTGTACGCCTGAGTCTTGTTGATGCCGTGTCGTGACATGGCACTTTCAATGAACTGGCGATCCTTGGAATCAGGGTTGCCGATGAACCAGTTATATTCCTCACGAATGCGCAGCACCCGAACCACGATTGCTTCAGTGTACTTCTCACGCAACTCGGCCTCTGCAGTAAAGAGGTCGAGG